CAGACTTGCCGAACGAGAACATGCGCTGCCAGAGATTGCCCTGCGACGATTTGCGGATTTCGTTCGAGTACCAGTAGAGGGAGGAGGTCGGGCGCAGGTAGTCCTGGAACTTTGGGAACATGCCGTGTGCCATGTAGACCGGCATCTCGTCGAGGATCGTCATGGCGTAGGCTTGCTGGAAGTCCCCGCTGGGAGGGAGCTGCGTCGGGAGGATGCAGGGAGCGCCGTAGGAGAGGAGACGGACGGCGCCCTGTCCCTGGCCGCCGAAGTCCCGCGAGTAGACCGGGCGTATCCAGCCCGTGCAGGTCGCCGCGGCGTACTGGAGGGCTTCCTTGATTTTCACGTCGGCGAAGGTTTCGAGATACCATGCACGGACGTATTTGTTGAATAGTTCCGCGTTGGCGGCGAAGGCGGAGTTGTCGGAGGAGTAGCCCCATAGAGGGCGGAGTTTCGCCAGTGCGCCGACAACCTCGCGGATATTGCGTTTGAGGTGGTTCGTGTTCAGCTTGGAGCGGTATTTGAGGGCTTGCGGGCCGACGTTGCCGGAGATCACGTCGAGGGCCTGGCGCCAGTCGCTGTGGCCGCGTTGGGCGCGTAGCCAGTTGAGGCCACACTCGGTGTTCTCGTTCAGCCAGCCGAGGACGCGCTCAGTGGGGACTCCCTTTGGTGGACACTGCCACTCGTGCAGCTTACCGTCGGAACGCTCTGAGTCCACGCTCACAGGGATTCACCGAGGAGTTCTTCCGCGTTGCGCGGCTTGTCGAAGTTGAGTAATTCAAAGTAAGAAAGGCGCTGGTGGATGATGTCAGCGTATTTCTGCCGTCGTGTCTCGTCACGTAACTGGCACCATCCCCGCAAGAATTCTTTTGTCTGTAGGTCCGTATCGACGCTTTCCATACGAGCCATGATTTTTCGTCGAATCTCCCGGCGCTTCTCCATGAATAAGGCTTCGTCTCGTTCACACTCCTGTTCGGCACGGTCAACAGAGTCACGCTGCATCCTCTTTTCGAGAGCAGCCACTTCGTAGATCGTGTTGGCTTCCTTGCGAATATATCCACTAGGAGTAGGTGTGTCAGACGTGGGAGGAAGAGAGATCACGCCAGAGGAATTCTCGAAATAGACAACATGTAGGGGCATCGCCAGTCCTCCCGCTCACGATACCATTACAAGTCCGACAGGTCCAGTGGCTTGTAGTTGTCGTCGCTCCTCGATGGAAACTTCTGTCCCACCGTCGGGCCGAGGTCGAGTGGGGGGAGCCGCCCCGCATCCGGGTCTCCCATGAACCGCTTTTTGGATCGCTCCGTCTTCGACTGCTTGCCGCGGACGATCTCGATCGAGATAGCTGCGGCGAAGATCCCGTCGTCGTGCTCGCCGTCCTCGTGCTCCTGCTTGATCTTCCCGCTGGCCGTCGAGTGTGCCTCGAAGTGCTCGCATTCGTGCAGCGTCCACGGGGAGTTGAGTTCGTACCAGCCCTGCTCGATGGTGTCGATGAAGCTGCCGATCAGGATCGGGCGCGACCACGAGAATGTGTACCAGCCGAGCTTGTTGGACTTCGTGGATTTCTTGTTGTCGTAGCGCGTGAAGCCGAAGAATCGCTGGTAGCCCATTGAGCGCATCTGGACGAGACACACGTCGCCGACGGAGGCTACCACTTCCGGCGCGACGAGGGGCTGACGGTGCAGTTGGCCCTCGGCGGTCATAGCGGAGGCGTAGTAGGACGCGATTGCCATGACAAACGCGTAGGCTTGAACGTGAGAGACGTAGCAGGAGCGGAATTCCGCCGCCTGACGGTCGGGCATCCCGGCGCGCGGGGCGATCTCGGTCACGCAGATCACGGTAGCGTCCTGACCCTTGCCCTCGGAGGTGTCGATGCCGATGGAGTAGTCGAAGCCGGGCCGAGGCGGGTGCCACACGAAGAGTTTGCCTTGGGCCGCGTCCCAGAAGGCGTCGGGATTGGACTTGCGCCATCCCTCGATGCGAGCGCGGTCCCACTTGAGAGGGATCAGCTCCCAGTTGTAGACCGGGCCGCGCGGGGAGCGGAATCGGACTGGGATGCGCGGGCGCGGGTCGGAGGGGGTACCGTAGTCGATGTCGTCCGGGTCCGGCTCGTAGTCGTCCTCGATGGACTGGCCGGTCAGGCCGTAGACGGAGTAGTCGCGGATGCGGTCGCGATCCACGCGCTCCATGACGTGATGGCCGAACACGGACTCGGAGGATCGCTGGAGGGCTTCCACGTCGTCACCGGCCATCTCTTGGAACCATGTGCCCTCCGCACCCTTGGCCTTCGCTTCCTCATGCCCTACCTCCCAAAACCACTGCTGCTCGATAGGCATTGTGCCGTCCACCCACCAGTGCGCCTTCTGCGATCCCAGTTCAGGGTGAGGCGCACAGAGATGTTTGCGGATCATCTCGTGAGTACGGACGTAGAGTTCAGCCTTGGCGACATGCTCACGGGTATCCGGCAGCCGGTTCTCGTAAAATCCAGTCGGCACAGGCCGAGCACGCAGCCACGCAGGCTTGGGATAGATGTCGAGGCCGACAAACCACGGCAGAAAGCAGGGGAATAGTCGTGCCATACGATTGTCCCAGTTCGCTTTCGAGTGTCGCCATGTGTCGGCCAGCCAGCCCACGTCGCCCTCGCCAGTGCCCTCACCGATCCCGAGAATCGACGGCGATGCGTGGACGGCGCGGAAGAGGGAAGCCTCAATTTGCTCCTCGGGGTTCGAGAACGATCCGATCTCCGAGAGGTGCCAGATTGTAGGCGTCGAGCCGCGAGCGATGCCGCTCATCTGGTTGCCGTGCTGGATCGAGACGCCGGAGTTCAGGTAGGAGAATTCCAGCTTGCCGCGATCGGACTCGACGCGAGCGGTGAACTGGGGGCGCAGCCATTGCGGAAGCATGTCATACGCCATGAAGAGTTTCTTCGCCATCATCAGCGACTTGCCTTGGTCGGCGGAGGCGATGACCGCGTTCACGCCGTAGGAGAAGACGATGCGGAGCATGATGAGGAGTTCGACTACAGTGGTCATTCCAAGCTGGCGTGCCTTGAGTATCAGAATCTCAATCGCCACTTCCATCGCTTCGAGATCGCCGATGATGCCGAACAGGATCTGCTGCGCGATGCGAAATGCGAACCGACGCACCGCGCCTTCCTCATCCACTACGTAGCAGTATCGCGTGACGGCGTAGTCCGCGTCCGCCATGACGAGACAACGTTCGTTCAGCATCCATTGCGTTTCCCAATCGACGAGATTCTGCGTTCCGCACGGGCGGCCCTGATCGTCGTAAATATATTTCTTCTCGTTGTGTAGATGTTCCTCGAACATGGAGACTTCTTCGACGGAGTGGCGCTCGGGAGTGAAGTGGAATACGTCCTCGACTTCACTGCGGATGCGCTGGGCGACTTTAGTCGGATGATACATCGTCGGCGTCTCCCTCCGTCGAGTAGTCGCCGTCCACGGTTACGACTTCGTGGGTATGTCGAGGCATGAACGCCATCTCTACCGGGGGAGCGGGTGGGAGCGCTGGTTGCTGGCCGGAAGTGAGCGTCGCCGCAGATCGCTGCCGCGCCTCAACCATCTTGCGAATCGTGTCTTCCGGCGCGGGGAGAGTGGATACGTCAGCCTTGGCTGCGGCGTTCGCGGTGGCGTTGATACCGATGTTGATGGTGGAACCCTTGGGAGAGGGAGTGAATCCCATGTGCTTCAAGTGCGCCATGCGGTCGGTCACGCCGTCGGGCAGCATGGCGCACTGCGACGATACCTCAACGATGGCCTCGTGGCGCTCGGCGGCTTTGATCGCTCCGAGTTGCGCCTTCTGAAGTCGGATCACTTCGGCGATGACGCCGAACAGTCGCGTAGGAGACAGTCCGGCGGCTACCGAGAATGCTTCGAGCGGCAGCACTTTACGGACAAACGATGGCAGGATCGGGTTGTCGTATTTCGAGATGAAGTGGCGGGCTTCCGGGAGGTCCGATGCGCGGAGCGCGTCCAGCGCCGTCGCAGCTCCACCTTCGATGCGGGCAATCAGGTGGGTAATCTTTGGCGCGTCGGCCAAGGCGGTCGGGTCCACTCCGAGGAGAAGGAGAGCCTTGGCGCGTTGAGAGTTAGCGGTCGCCATCGGAATCCCTCGTTTGCCAGCCACGTGCGAAGTCGGCGTCGGTGGCGACGGAGAACTCGGCCTTGCGCGTGGGGCGACGGGGCGGTGGCGGCGCGAGGCGGTCGAGCGCATCGGCGATGCGGCGCACCAGGACGAGGAATCGCGGCATGACGCGGATGGTCATCAGAGTAGATTATCCGGTGTGAACCCGCCGATCTCCCGCCGCGCCTCCGCCGTCTTGTCCACAATCTCGGGCTCAGTGAAGTCCTCTGCCTGCATTCCTACGTCGATCGGTCGGTACTGAACGAGTTCCTCCCGTGTGTGGCCGTCACCGCCGAGCACGTCAACAGTGACCGGCAGCGAGTGCTCGACGCGGGCCAGGTTCGGGGAGGTGATCTCGCGCGACAGGCCGGACGACGTGAGGATGGATTCCGGCGATGGGTCTGAGAGCGGAAACGACTCCAGAGCCGCGTGGTCGGTGTCGATGGCCGGCGCGGGGCGGGACTGGGTGACTTCGACCGCAGTCGGCATCGCAGGCAGGTCAAGGTGGAGAGTCACGCGGATGTCGTAGGCGATGCGCGAGTACGCGGACTGGCCTGCGAGGAAGCCGGACTCGGAGACCATGCGGTGGATGTCGGATTCGATGATAGCGGCGAGTTCGGTTCCGGCGAGCGGACGATTGCTGACGAGTTCCTTCGACGTGGGTGACATTAGGATTCCTTTCGTACTCGGAGTGGCCGCGCGGCGCGCAACCGTTCACTGTTCGACAAGTATAACGCGACGCGGGCCTCCAGTGACGACCGGGATTCGCGTGGGTCGTCAAGGGCGAGACGGCGGATCACGCGGAGGGGGATGCCGCGGGACAGGAGGGATGACAGCCACAGGCGATGATCGCTGCGCAACGTCTCGATGAGCGGCACCTTGGAGAATATCTTCCGCATGATCGGAGAGTGCTCCCACTGGGCCAGCCACACGAGAGTCGCCGCGTGCCAGTGCTGCCAGCGGGAGTCGGCGATGGCGGCGAAGTGGGGGGTAGCGGTGAGCGTGGCGGTCGGAGTGGTTGCGGAGATCATCCCATATCCTCCAGCCCCGGCGGGGGCGGCACGGTGCGGGGGCGGCGAGCCTCTGAAAGTTTCTCCATGTCCGACAGCCGCGAATTATCGTCAAGTTTTTTAGCCAATTCGTCGTATCTCTGGCGGATTACCGCTGGCAAAATTTCTATTCCCTGTTTCGCCAGCTCCTTATTTAAATCCGAAGCCAATTCCTGCACTAGAGTTGGCTGTGGTAGCGGCTCCAGCGTGATCCCGTGCTTCCGCGCTTTGGCCCGCAGCCGATCCGCGCGACGCCGCTTCACCGCCGCCTTCCTGAGCCGCCGCCGCTCGGCCTCGGATGGAGTACGCCCGTGAGCCGTCGTCGCCGAGGTGTCCCAGTACGCCGAGTGGCACAGCGGACAGGTCTTCGGGTGCACCGTGCGGCCGGTCCAGCGGTTGCCGCAGCGGAGGCACTCGTGGGTCGGGGTCGGCGTCTGAAGCGCGGCGTCTACGAGTCCCGCGATGCGGTCCAGCTCGCAGTAGAGCAGGTCCGGCGCGTTTGAGTCGTCAATGCTCACTGCTTCACCAGCCCAAGAGTCCCACCATCCATTTGCGCCCGTGTCTGTTCCGGTTGCGGGTCCACCAGCTTGAACATGTCGGTGAACTGCATCCCCCCACTGAATGGAACGGGCATGGTGGCAACCAGCATCATCATCCCCTGGAGCGGCATCCCGCCGCCGGGGGACTCGATGACGCCCGCCGATTCGAGTTCGACGATGCGGAAGGTCAGCGCCGGGGATTGCAGCGTGACGCGGACGAGGTCGCCGCGGCGCAGCTCGTTCCCCAGCGCGTCGAGTGGTCGGGAGCGTTCCATCGCCCGGCTACTCCTTCACCGCCGCGGCTGGAGTAGACGGCGCAGACGCCGGCGAAGGCGCGACCGCCGCTCCGAGATTCGTGTTCAGCGTTTCGAGCGTCGTCTCGTTCGCCTGCACGGTAGCCAGCGCGGACTGGAGCGACTGAACCGCGGCCAGCACCTGCGGATCTTCAGCAGCGGCAGACGACCCGAGCGCGGTGATTGCGGCAGTGACGTTCGTGTTCAGGCTGGCGAGATCGGTTGACATCTGAGTGGCGAAGGATTGCAGCGTGGGGACCAGCGCCTGCAACGCGGTGAGTCCGGGGGTAGCGCTCGACATGATTTTGTCTCCGATGTAGAGGATTGTGCCCGCGATGGCTCCCGCGATGATCAACGACGCTGCGAGGATGGCCACGGCGATCACTGCCAACCACAGTACCGCGATGGGACGCGGGTGTCAAGGGGGAAAGTGAGAGGCGACGCAAGAGGCGACGGAGTAGGTGACGAAAATAAAATATAAAATGTTGATATGGTGGGGGATGAGGGCGTGAACATGACACCGTCCACCCGGCCCATCTCTCACGGACAACTCGCGCCGCGGCCGGCGGACTCGGGATCGGGATCGGCGGCGCGACGAGGGATCAGCCCGCGACGGGCGACGGGCGGTAGGATCGGCGACGGCGCGACCCCGTGACGGAGCCGGCGCGACCTGGTGAGCTGGTAGGCCGCCGGTCGTCGCGGACTGGGACGTGGGACTCTCCGGTCGCGGGACCGATTCGTACAGCGAGAACCAGTCACTAAACCCCTCCCCCCCTCCCCCCCTCTCTGTAGCCAACCATCATGCCCAAGTATCAGGATCGCATCGGCGCAACCTGGCGTGCTCCTCACGATGATGTTTGACGCATAGCCAAACGATGAGTAGGGGCTGATGATAGTCCGGATGGTGGCCTTGCACTTTGGTATCAGCACAGACTTGGCACGGTTGCTTAACGATCTTGCCAGAGGCGATGGCGCTAGATAGTTTATTCCTGGCGCGGTTGCCGAGCGCAGCTCTTTCGGGATTCATTGGACGATCTTATCATGTGTGCGTTTTCATCAGGTGAAGGTGACCAAGGCAATCGGGATGCCATCGGACGCATCACTTTCACAGAGTGAGAAAGTTAGGAGGATTGTGTTATTTCTCTTGACAAGTATTAACAGGTATGCGAATATCTACCTGTCTTTGATCGCTGCCACGGAGGGAATATGCAAGACGGATTCACAATCGGTGCAATCGGTGGTTTGATTATCGCCTTGGTTGTGGTTGGGATTCCGACCGCATACGTTCTCTTGGCGGATCGGTTTGGATGGTAGGTCTTTGATCGCGGCCACAACGGAGGAATTGAGATGACGAAAACATTCAAAGTCGAAGCGAAGGGTAAGCAGACCTGGGTCGTGATCCGCCAGATGCCGCATGATCCTCAGTACAAAGTGGGATCGCGGATTCCGGGTTACGGGAAGGTGGTGGAGATTTCCACCGCTCCCGTTCTCTGCTACTCCGAGTTGCTAGGCGGTGCTCAATGACGACAAATGCACAGGAAGCCGCGAAGTGGAATGCCGCTGGCGCTTATCGTACCGAAGCCGATATTGAGCAGTCTCGGGCTAAGGCTGCCACGATGCTGTGGATTGGAACTCTGCCCTGCTATGAATCAGAGACGCAGGCGCATATCACGGCCTTTTATCAGCGTCATCCAGAAGCGGTGTCAAATGTCTAGCTCGGAGATCAGGAAGCAAATCCGCGAGACGCGCAAAGAGATGAAGGCCAAAGGGATTCGCCGGATCGCCTGTTTTAATGGCGGATTATCCGGTGAAGTTTACAGCCTTAACGCGAAGATGTTTCGCCTTGAGTTGGCTTTGGGCGACGCTATCAAGGCCGAACGGATTCAGAGGATAGACGAAACAACGCTGTGGGATATTGCGACAGGGAGATAAGTATGCGAGTCAAGATGACAGATGCAGGCTGTCTTCTCGTGAAGGAACTCGGAGACCCGAAGCTCTATCACGAATCAACCGTTGGCTACCACATGAAGAAACTGCTTAACCAGCTCCCCATCGGCTACAAGTTTGTGCGGATGAATCCAAGCAAAAATGGCCTCACATCCTGCAAACTTGGCCTGATTGACCACGGCGCTGGAATCATTCTCTGGCACGAGCGTTACGCAATAGAGAATGCAGCGACTGAGTTTAACTCTGGTGGCGTGTTCTTCCAGCGCGTTATGGTAGGTGCCCAATGATCGTATGCGCGGCCTGCAATCGAGCCATGCGACCAAAGAAAAACGGGGTCGCCTTTGTGGAGATGGCCCAAGCGAAAGAGTGGAGCCGATGACAGCCGAAGAGATTCGCAATTACCAAGACTCGACAGCGCCTAGCAACTCTCTTGCGCCAGAAGCAACGCCGTACACGATTCGGGATTGCTGCTGTGATTTTCACGCGGATGGTGGTGCTATGGCCGTGCGATGCATAAACAAGGCCAAGCGTGTGGGCTAGATCGCTGAAAGGGAGGATGAGAGATTATGACGCACCGACCGACGATTTACGAAGCACTCGCAGCGAAGCTGGGTCGCACGCCGACGAATGCGGAACTTAGGGCAGAGATCGACCGAATCAAGGAAGAGGCGTTGATCGAACTGGCCAGCAAGGGCAAGCTAAAATTTCAGCGTTGAGTCTTGCATTGGATTCCGCCCTGATCAGGCGAATCAGCCTATGTATACCTGCCATGGCGGGGAGTTGTGACGGAATCCAATGGAGGGTTGTAACGTGAGTTGCTGTGAAAAGTGCTGGGGAGATGCGTATATGAGGCACTTGATCGATCCTGGTAAGTCTCAGGCTGAGCATTATTCGGAACTGCTGATCGAGCGTAAGGATAACCCCTGCACGCCCGACCAGCAAACCGGACGCAATACTGGCCGCGAAAGGAACCACCAATGACCGCATGGCTCGTTGAATCATCTCGAAAGACTCCATCGAATAGCCCTCTTTGGCTAAGGATGTACGCCTACTATAGCAATGGCGTTCCCGGGAAGCCTGAGCCAGAGTGGACTGAGCATTCTGAATTGGCTTGGCAGTTCGCACGGAAGCAAGATGCCGAGTACGCAGTCTTGCTATATCCGCAAATGTGCGCTCTGGCATTCGTCAGTGAACATGTTTTCGTTGAGTAGGGCCCCCTGTCTTTGGATCACCGAATTTCAACCTGGAGGAAGGAAAAATGTCAGAGAAAACGAAACAGGGCTGGGACAATTCCCGCCTTAACCTAGACCAGTATTTGCAGATCGGCGACGCGGTAGACGAAGCCATGATGTACTACTTTCTGGAAGTGCTCCCGCCCGCGTGCTACCGTGCGAATCTTATCCAGATCGGCGAGCCGTACTCGCATGTTGGCGGACGCGCTACGTTCTCAACCATCTACAAGCCTCTCGGCGCGTCTCAGTGGCTCTACGCTGGCCATTGCCACAGGGGCGAATGGTCGGAAGCTGTGGCCGCACATGCCTAACGAGCGATTCATGCGGCACTACTACGGCGCTAGTGGCTTCGTGCCCAAGGAGAAACCAGCGAAGGAGATTTACAACGTACCGGACACGCCGGAATATCTCGCCAATTGGATTTGGGAGCACTACGTTGGCATCATTCGCACCGAGCCATACGATGCCGAATATACACGGCTACTCGAACGAGTCCAACGCCTGCATCGGCAAGCTTTCGTCGCTGGCCTGAACGAATGCGCAAGGCAGATGCACAAGCTGGCTCTATGCCCGACTTGCGGTAGCGACTCGCCCCAGATTCGTAAATGTGCAGGCGGACTCAAGGATGAATGCCCGCACGGTCACGACGATTGCCAAGATGAGTTTCACGTTCCGAGGTGAGCCGTTAAGGGGATCACAATTCAAGCCGAGGGAGCCGGAAATGCAAAATGGAGTCAATCTCAGTTCGCCGTGGAGCAATCAAATCAAGATCGTGATTCGCTCTTGGGGGTGGCACCGGCGAGCTACCTTGCCCGTTAGGTTGCGGCGGTATTCTGCATTACATCGTTGCCAGCTACAACGGGCACATGCACGCGAAGTGCTCGACCGACAAATGCGTAAGCTGGATGGAGTAGGCCCCTGTCTTTGGATCACCGAATTTAAACTTGGAGGAAGGAAAAAATGGTATACGTTTATCGCGTTCAGTTTCAAGATTATTACATTTTGCGACTGGACGAATCCGTTAAGGCTGCGCGTGCTTGGGCAAAGAGGGCCTTCCCAAGGTTGAATCCTAGCGTATCGCGGGACACGGCTCTAATGGCCTTTTGTGGCGATTGCGATTCGTATCCGTGTGTATGCCGAGAGATCGAGTAGCCGTTAAGGGGATCACAATTCAAGCACGGGAGGGGAAATAAATGAAAATGAACGAAATAGAACGCGAAACTATTACGGTTCTGGAATATTCGGAGCCGTGCGTGGGGCTTGCTTCGGAGGCGAAGGAAGTCTTGGGTTACAGCGTTTTGAGTCAGGCCATCTCGGAGCCAACCGAACACACCGCCTTAGAGATTGCGCTGGCTTCCTGTGGCATCGAAGTACTCAACGCCGAAGATGTCGCCACCTATCAGCGAGAACTCTTGATTGAGCGTACTTCGGCAATGTTGCAGGAATGGCTGAAGAATCCCACCGGGACATTCATCGGCCCATCATGGGACAAGACGAAGATCGAGCAGTATCGGGAGCCGATTCCTGAATTTGTGCTCAACAAGGCCATTCAGATCAAGAAGGCCATGCCGGAGGTCCGCATTTACATCCAGCATCTCAGCGAACATCCCGACCCGTTCTTGGTCGTCGCCACGAAGCACAAGAATTACGAGATTCTGGACGAGCAAGAGCTCTGGATTGAGGTTTGGGAAGAGCCGAAGTTCGAGGGGAGACTGCGATAGAAAGCGAGGTGATTCCTATGAGGGCGGAACGGGAGCGGTTGCTAACCGAAAGCCGCCCGATTAGGAAGAATCTAGCGGAGGTAAACCATGTCAGTCACTTGGGGATCAATGAAGCCGCAGCGCCCAACCCGCACCGATATCGAACTCTTGAACCTGCTCCGCCGCCGGCCGTGGGAGTCGCGCCACCGGTTGACGCTGGTGCGCGCCGCGGCGAATGCGATCCTGGGGAGCGCGGTGGTGTGGGGCATCATCTACTGGCTGTTAACTCACTAACGGAGGCAATCAAGATGGGACGAACTCTCGAACCAGCACGACCAAACCGCTACCGGGCCAGCAACGAGCACAATCGCATCGCGCCTGCATGTGGGTGCGAGATCGGACGCGACCAGAGCCCGCTCGGACACACACGTCCGCGCCAAGTGGGCCGGAAAGCAGGATTAACTGTGTATCAGCGCGAGCAACAGGCGGTCAGACGGGCGGCGAGGGCGCTTCGGCGGACGCTGTAGAGGGATCTCTGTATCCTCGCGCAAAGTTAGACGTATGGGCCTGCTTACGCCTAACTTTGAACGGATCGTGACAGCCCGACCAATCGACGCCTAGTGGATACTTCTCGTTGATCTCATCCACGGTCTCGGTGGTGCGCTGCCCGAACGGGACATCCTCCATCACTCCGTCGCACTCGCCGCAGGTGCAGAGTGAGGCGGGGTCGCTGAACTCCTTGGTAGGATCATTCTCGTGCGTCTCTGGATCAGGCTCGTTGGCAGGGGTCGGCGTGTCGCATTCGCGGTAGAAGTCACCGGCGGTGGCCATCAGCCGATCGCCGTCGTTCCTCATCAGGACTCGCGCGGCGGTGTGTCCGCATACGTCGGTCAGCAATGACTCCGTAGACGCGAACATCCACTTGAGCACGCGCATCGGGTCGATCTCGCGGTAGGGCTGAATCGACCATCCTACGCCGGCGATCTTGCGGAGTTGGTCAAGGGTATCGCGGTAGGGGAGCTGCGCTGCTTGGAGCACAAAGCGAACGCGGGAGTGTGTCGGGTGCGCCTCGAGCACGCGCCGGCGGACGTTCGACATCCCGCGGCGGCGGAACCATTGCGCCAGCGTGGCTGCTACCTTGCGAGCCTTCTTCATGTCGTCCTTTGGGCCAATGACCTCGACTCCGACTTGGCGCTCAGTACGGACAATCGGCGCTCGTGTGCGGAGCCAGCAATGGAGCAGGTTGTGAGGCTGCCCGCAGTACATACAGATGAGCAGGTGGCAGGTGTGGCGGTGAGCCTTGGCGGCGTTCCCTTTCTTGCACTTTTTGTAGACGGAACCGTAGCGCCCGCAGTCGGCGAGGCGCTGCGCCGCGTTCTCGAACTCCCACGACTCGGCGAGCGTGACGACGGCTTCGCGAGTGTGCTTGCGCAAGGACTGGTAGCGTGGCGCGATCTGGCCGTGGATAACGGCGGTCAGGCGATCGGGCTCAGGGTTGACGGTGAGTATCTCTTCGGTCAGGCGGGGGTCGTTGAGGTTGATGGTGGACGATGAAGGCGTAACGGCACTGGTTGTCATTTATGCGTCTCTCCCTGCGAGGAGTTACTTAAGGGGAAGGGTTCGCAGCCCCTCCCCCGCTTAGAGATTGAGTGGTTATGCCGTTCCACCCCGGCTCTCCAGTGGTAACTGGACCACATTATCATCAAAAAGTCAAGTGTCAAGCGTTTGTAATATTTTATTTTGGGGCGTGGTCATCCTCCCCTGCTCCTCCTCCACGCTGGGGCGACCGAACTGTCTACGCCAGGCGATGCCGTCCCAGATCAGGGCGCGGAGGGCAGAATGGAGGTTACGGTCCTCTCCGATGGCAATTCGTTCGGCATGGATGTGAAGCTCGACCGGAATGCGCATGTACGTGACCTTGCCGGGCGGATGAGGACTTTTCGTTCGGGTCATAGAGCCAGTGTGCCACAAATCAGGGAGTGTGTCAATAATAATTATCCACAGTTGATTTTTCTTGACAGCATTCCGCTTGGCGCGTATATTCCTCACATAGCAACGGAGGAATCAATGGCAATGCGATCACACGAACTGGCAGCACAACTCATCGCGACCGGGCAGTACCTCCTGTCCCGGCCCGACTTCGAGACTCCTTGTACGTCCCACTCGCTGTACCTGGGATCGTACTGGGACGACAAGGAGCGATTTATCGCAGCGGTACGGGCGCTCGGTGCCGGCATCAAGTCCTACAACGGCTCTGATCTCCAGTTCAACACCAAGACTCCGTTGGAGATATGGACGCGGATCAATCGGCAGTCTGTATGTAAGAAGGTGCAGGAGGAGAAGTGGGAATGTGAGCCCTTGCTGACGCCAGACGAGGACGCGGCTATCGGAGGGGACGCGTCTACACCTCCAGTTCCAGCACCTTACGAGGGTAACCTCGTTGGCGGGTTGATGGGCGCAGTGGACAAGGTAACCGATGCGAGCGTTATGACCGACGACGATATACCGTTCTAAGGAGGCTAAGGCCAATGACATCAATCACTTGGACGGATCGATCGCGGATTGAAACATTCCAATCCTGCCCGAGAAAACGCTGGCTCGAATACCACGAGGGACCGAGTGGACGCGGGATCGTACCGACGCGGAAGCCGCTTCCGTTGGCAGTCGGCGGGAGTGTGCATAAGGGACTGGAATCCCTGTTGCTAGGCCACTCTGAGGACGAGGCCGTCGCCGCGGCCCTCGCCGACTTCGCCACGCACCGCTCCGCGCTGGCCTTGGACATCGCCGAATCGTCCGCCATCGCCGCGGAGGTGGACCCGAAGGATCAGGGCTTCGACGCCCAGGTGCTAGCGACGGCGCGGGATCTCGGGATGTCCCCGGACGACCCGGCGATGCAGGAGCTGCTCGGCCGGCAACGGAATGCCGCAGCGGAGTTCGACGACTGGCTCTGGCGCGAGCAGGCGGCGCTGGTCGAGGGGCTGGTGCGGGCGTATGCGCGGCGGCGACTAGGATCGCTGCTCGAGGAGTTCGAGGTGCTGGAGGTGGAGCGGGAGGGGGACTGGGAGCTGGCGGAGCTGCGTGAGGAAGTAGTACAGGAGTGGCCAGTGTATAACGTGTTAGTGGATGGCGCGGCGATCCGCTTTATGTCCCGCCCCGACGCCCTCTTACGCAGCCGGAACGACAACTCCCTCTACCTGCTGTCGTACAAGACGGCAGCCACGTGGGACATCCGCAAGGCGCGGGACGCGGAGCATGACATGCAGGGGCTGAGTGAGGGCGTGGAGGTGGAGCGGCGGCTGGGGGAGTGGTGGGCGCTGCTGCACGACGGTAGTTGCGAGGGCCTGACGAACAACGAAGCCTGCAACGAGATTGGCGTGGAGCAGAGCGATATGGCTACGGTTGCGTACCTCCGCCACCTCCCCGCCCCGCCTCGCATCCTCGGCATCCGCTACGAGTACCTGCTCAAAGGCGGGCGTTGGGAGGATGACCGCCTGTCGAAGCACTTCGGGATCAAGGTATGGTCACAGCGGTCACCACTGATCCGTCGCTACGTCGCGCACTCGACGCCATCGCGCGGAAAGAACGCTGGAGGATTCAACATCGGCGATCACTGCTGGTCGTGGGACTACCATCTCGAAGATGGCACGGTGTCGAAGCTGTCCGCGTCGAACTGGCATTCCGAGTCAGTGTGGGACGGATCAGACGGCATGACGATTAAGGAATGGATCGACGCTCTCGATGCGACCGCCGAGGCCATGTCCGCGTACGACTCTACTACCGGCGCGGAGCCACGATCGCTCGGCTACTCCGGGCCGGCGCAATCGCTCGGATTCACGGCGACGCATCCCTTGGACGAGGTGTTCCCGGCGCCGCTGACCGTCTACCGCCAGGACGACCAGCTGCGCGATCTCGTGGACCAGATTGAGGCGCAGGAGGTGCGGGTCGCGGATGGCGTGGCGGCGGTAGCGGAGGCGACAGATGCTGGCGAGCGGCGCCACCTGTTGAACGTGCACTTCCCACAGAGCCGTCGGAGCTGCTGCTATCCGTCGCTGTGTGTGTTCGATCGCGTGTGCTTCGGCGGCGAGGATATCCAGGCGGATCCGGTCGGGAGCGGGTTGTATCAGATCCGCGTCGCCAATCACTCACAGGAGCGGGATGGAGCGAGGGCCGAGCCCAATGTGGTCTAAGGAGGTGCACCATGAGAAACGCAGCCGGAATATGATTATTGACGACGAAGTTGAGTGCCCGCGATGTGGTGGCAGCGGTATCACGCTAGAAGGCTGGGATTGTGATTACTGCGATGGGGACGGGGTCATATATTTTTGAGGTGATTTATGAGCGGTGATGATGCAGGGAAGGTAAGAGCGCAGTTCGAGCAAGCGCTTCACATATTCGGCGAAGCTTCGTACCGAGATGCGGTAATCGGGCAGCGATCTACTAGCGACGTGCGACTACGAGAATCATCCAATCGCGTGGCCGAGGCGAAACTTGCAGTGGTTGCGGCGTTCGAGGCCGGGGCAGCTTACGCCCAAGGGTCGCAGGCCGCACCGCAACCTTTCGCAGACCTCGTCCGCAAAGTGATGACTGTTTGCAAAGACGAGGCCGCATCCAAGGCGGTTCTATTGATGCTGGCGCACGAGGGAGCGCTGACAATCACTTCAGACTGGGAGGTAGCTCCGCAATCCGCACCGGGGCCGCGAGATGAAGTTTTCGATCAAATATTGTCGCGTGTCAGGAAATTCGTTGCGGAGCGCACTGAAGACGCTTGCTTCCATGTAAATATGATTGGCGCGAAGAAAATCGTAGAGGTGTTTTCCGGTTCCGTAGCTCCCCCAGAAGCCGAGCGCCGCTGTCAGATTTGCTGCGGTACGGAAGAGGATCATCGCAAGGCCGTCCAGAAATGCAGCATTACTCACGCATCTTCTCCGAAGGCCGAGCGCCAGCAGGAGGAAGAAAAATGAACGTTCTATGTTGGCTGGGTATTCACTCGTGGGAGCACATGGGCATGTTGGGGTTATCGCTTGACAGTAGTCTGAAGCGATGTCGGCGTTGTGAAATCGGGCACATGGACATCTGCTACGGCCAAGCATACTGCCGCTATACGCCAGTGCAGGTGGAAGGACTGTTGCGACTAGTGGCCGAGCGGCCACAGCAGGAGGAAAAGTGAAACTAAGCACACTTGAGCCGCATTGGATCACCTTAGAAGGCTGGGCGAGTACCGACCCATTTTACATCGGAGTGTCGTTCCTTTGCCCCCATTGTAATGTTGGTCCTTGCCCGACTTGCGGTAAGGATCAGGGGAAAAGGCTGGCGGTGAAGTTCCATCCTCCAATTGACCCCGCTGGCCTGATGGGTAAAGTGTTTGATCCGCTCCCAGAGTACGGCCACAAGCGCTTATCGGGAGAAACGTTCGACACGCTAACGCTACATCCATCCATCGGCTTCGACAATCCGCCTCACTTTCACGGCACGATCATAGACGGTGAAGTGACGAATAAGTATCCGAAGAAGGACTCCCAATGACCGACAAACCCAAGGCAGAGCGCCCCGCAGCGCAACCGGGCACGCCGCTCAACGCAATCTGCCTGAATTGCAAGATGCCGTTCAGTGATCATCAGGCGAGCAAGGAGCCGCACTGCCCGAAGGGACACTGGGAATGGGCTGACACGGTATTCGCTGCTGAAGTCTACCGAGTGGCCGAGGCCCTAGCGTCCCAATGGAAAGAATGCCCAAAATGTCATCAACCCGTCAGCGGCCCGCACGAATGCTACAACTCAGTATTGAATGGGGAGGCCCCAGCGCAGATCCCAGGAACCGACGATGTACTGCTTCCATGTCCGTTTTGTGGTGGCCCAGCCTATTACACAGAGAGCGTAAATGGGTCGCGTATGGTTTATGTTGGATGCTCTGTTTGCGGAATAGCTCATAAAGCCGAAAAAGTCTACCGACCCGGTGGTGATTACTTGACCAAAGATGTTAAAGCAGCATGGAACAAGCGAGCGTTGAGCAGCGCGGCATCCTCCCCAGAGCCCGCATCAAAGCCCTTTGAAGACGCCAAAGATGACGCGAAGCAGGAAGGATTCAGGGCGGGCCTAATCGAAGCAAAGAACATTGCCGATGAATGCCAAGCTGCGGAGTGTGACTGTTACGAGCGCATCGAGGCGGCGGCGATCCGGGCCAAGGCGTCCGCAACTCAATTCCCCATCGACAAGACCGACGATTGGGAAGCGCGGCAGGATGCCAAGGCGTCCGCAGAGAAAGGAGAAAGCGATGCCAGTTAAGACGATTCTCTGGTCTATTCTAGTGCTCTCGACGTGTGGTAGGGTTTTTCGTTGTAACTATCTCGGAGTGTATTCCGGTAGTGGACACTACGATTGTACCTGCGTGACTCCGAAGCGTGGCGACCGCGTGCATCGAGTAATCATCTCCTATCCGTTGCGCGGAATTTTCATATTCCCATCCGATCCGCAGTTTCCTGTACCGTCAGAGTTGAAGGGAGAGGACAATGCGAAGGCGTCCGCAGAGAAGGAGCAGAAATGATGCGAGTAACGTTCACCGAGCCAGTTGGCTCATGGCGCAAGGGGTATTCAACACAAGAGGTCGAGGCAGAAGTCGTTGGCCCGACGAGCACGCTTGGTGACCACTACTTAGTCCTCTTGACCGACGATGGGCAATTTTATAGTACGTTCACTCAGCACCTGCCGAGCGATTATGCCGGAGGAGCCGGAGGGAGAAGACAATGCCAAGTGACGCGCCACCGAAAATCTGCCCCACATGCTTATTCAACGCACAAGAACGCCGTGTACTCAATCCGTTCGGCAAAACAGTGGCCGAGCACTACCGCGATTTGATCGGAGAGAGCAACCACTCATTTAACGTGCTCCGGGACTTACCGGCTGAGCGGTCAGGCGAGGCCCGCCAGGAGATCGGAGACTGAATCCGTCCACCGGGTGGACGAATCCAGCGACGTTTTGGTGCCGGAAGCCTCAGCCGTGACGGGACGATCATAAAACGTTTTCCACAGACAATCAAAAATAATCCTTGACATGCTTCTACCCACGCTGTATGTTGGTACGCGTTATGAGCAAACTGACCACACCAAGACTACAGAAAGCCACAACCGTCTGGAGGCTTCGAGTCCCGAAGTCGCTGGTCGCCAAGATACGTAAATTGGCGGACGAACAGCGCCGCTCGGTCACCAAGCAGGCCGAGTTGTTGCTTGAGGAGGCAGTGAATGGCACGCAACCCCTACGTTAAAATCGCACTGTTCGATCCCAAATCCGCGCCCAACCTCCAAGGCGGCACCGTCGTCGGCCAGTCCGGCGACTACATCCTGGTCGAGCGCCCGCCAGCCAAGCCGCGGGCATCGCGGAAGGGGACTACGTCTGTGACTCCGCGGAAGCCGCGAACGCCGAAGCCAGCGGCCCAGCCGGCGACATCGTTCCCGCCGCAGCAGGAGGGGTGAGATGGCTGATAGCGGCGTACTATACGGCGAAACCGACACGTTCAAAACCACTGCCATCGGTCACATGGCGCAATACATCGCTGAGAAAACGGGCAAGGCGACTCTACTGTTCTCGGCGGATGGCGGCGGCTGGAAGCCGGTTCAGGAGGAGATCGACGCAGGAATGATCCGGCCATACCGGTGCGACACGGCGGTGATCCCGCTGCCGATCCTGCGCAAGGTGTCGCAGGGCTACTGGCCGCGAAACCCAGAGGAGACGAATATCTCCCTCGTGGACTTCTGTCCCATCGATTGGTCGGACGTGGGCGCGGTGGCGATTGAGGGATTCACCTCGATCGGGACCATGCTGATGCGCCACGTTGCGGACAAGAATCTCAAGACGGGGGAGGAAGGCACGACCCCGTTCTCCATGCCGATCCGCGTCTCCGGCGAACTGCGCAATGAGACCTTCGCCGGCAATTCTCGCGGTCACTATAATTTCGTTCAGAACCAGCTGTACGGGCTCACCATGAACTTTATATCGTGGCCGGTCGCGTATGTCCTGTTCACGGGCCACGAGAAGAAGACGGAGGAGGGTGACCGTACCGTCGTCATGGGTGTGGCGGTACCTGGCAAGGCGATCACGCCGCTAATCCCAACGTGGGTCGGCGACTGTATCCACGCGCAGGACTACCAGACGGAGAAGGTGACGCTGCTGCCGAAGCCTGGCGGCAAGCCCGGCGAGACCGTCGAGGACAAAACGTTCGAGCGGCACTGTCGATACTACTTTCGCAAGCACCCAGATCCGGTGACAGGGCTGTGCTTCCCAGCGAAACCACGCGTGACTCACTCGGCGGTGAAGGAGCTGGATCGGCGATTCCCTGGCGGATTCTTCGAGCCGACGCCGGAACACGGGTTCGACCTGTACCTGCGCGCGCTGGATGAGCTGGCGGCGTCGAAGTCGAACGCGATGAAAGGCTGGCGTGAGCGTGTAGATCTGAAATTGGGGCGTGGTAAAGCCTCAGCGGTAGCAGAACTGGCATCAAAGTCAATCACATAACCTTAAAGGAGAACCACTATGAGCAGCTTCGGCGATGTTACGTATGCTGACGCGCCTGCGGAAACCGCCGCAGCCTCGCCCAGCGATCCCACGACAATCATTGATCCCAACGACCCTCGACTCACGTCGGAAACCTTGACCGTGAACCCGGACGCGGACGCGTATGCGATCCTCCCGCCGCTCCCCGACGGCAAGTGGCGCGCAAAGGCGAAGCAGGTTGACATCAAGGACGACAAGGGCCAGCAGCAACGGTACGCAGTGTTCAGCCGCGCCAAGATGGCCAACGGCGCGCCGTTCTTCGCCACCAACATCGAATACTCGATCATCGACCATTCCGGCGAGTTCGACGGGGTCAAGCTGACCGAATACTGGGTCAAGACGCTTGTCGATGCGCGCAAGGGCACGTCGCAGGCGGCGACCATGATCGGCAAGCTGGGGGGGAAGGTGCCGCCGAGTGGCAGCCAGAAGGCGTACATCGACGCGCTGCTGGCGACTCTCGCCGCCGAGCCGGAACTGATATTGGAGACTGCGTGGTCGGCAGAGTGCCAGCACTGCCAGGAGGTGGCGAAGAAGAAAGGTGACAAGGCGCCACGTCCGTTCCTGTCCGGGATGCACCGGTTCCCGGCGACCAAGACTCCAGGCGTCCACGACCCGATCGTCAAGTGCCCGACGTGCGCGAGTCAGGTCCGCGCGCAGGCCCGGCTGGTGGCTCCGTTCTCGCTGAGGGAGTCGCAGGCCACGCGAGGGACGGGGGCGGCGGGGAAGTAGCTGACTTCGGCGCCGACTTGGGATGGGGCGACGCTGGACGGGCGAGGGACAGCGGTTGATTCCGTACCCTCGCCCTTTGACATTCGACGGAGGTGGGCGATGGCGATGGCGCTGAAGCTGGCGGAGAAGACGAACGAGGAATGGGTAGAGGATCGCGTGGCGGAAGCGGACCAGTCACAAGGCATGGTGTTCGCCTGTCAGGAAGCGCGGTGCGAACCGCTCCCGCCACACGCGCACTCGGCGCGGCCGTATCTGGCGTGGAAGAATCCGTCGCTGACTGCGAGGAAGAGATGAGATCAGTAACGATTACACGCGTCATCCCCGGAGAATGGGACGTGACATCTAGTGGCGCTACGCCAAAGCACTTCACTGATTGGGATAATCTGGTCAGGTTCGTTAGTGGAGAGTTCGATGCTCAGACGACAGCTAACGAGAAGCTCGACGCTATCGCCAAGATCGTAGACAACTACTGAGATGACCCTCATCGAGAAAGCCCTCGCCGCGGCGCGAGACAAGAAGCTGAAGCCCGTGTCGAAGACCATCGACGAGGAGATCGAACTGGCTCTGGCGTGGGCGGAGGGAAAAGTAACCTCCTATCAGGCGCGAGTGGCAATCGGTGTGGAAGAGTCCAACGGATACAGCAACCGATTATACAGCTTCATGGCTACTCGACTGAGAGAGGGATTACGGCGCAATGTGATCGTTCGCAGGAGAACCAAGTGATGAGCTTCGACGCGTCCCCCGACCCGGCAGCCACCGCCGCCGACTCGCCCACCCCCGACAGCGGGAACGGGACTGACCACTCCGTTCCCGCGCCCGCCGAGGAATCGACGGTGCCAGCGGAGCCGACGGTGCCGTGCGAGTTCACCTGCGGCGTGGCAGGCTCCGGCAAGACCTACGCATGGCGCGAGCGCATCGCCGCCTGCCCCTCCGACGGCATCCTCGCGGCCACGACCGGGATCGCGGCGGTGAACCTTGGCACGGTCACGCTGAATTCTTTGCTGTCCTTCTTCGACACCGACTCCCTCCGCGACGCCTACCTGAACGGGTCGCTCGTCCGTCGGCTCAAGTCCCTGCGCGAAGACTACCGGCGCCTCGTGATCGACGAGGTGTCGATGATGGACGGCGATCAACTGTCGATCCTCGTCCGGGCGATGCTGGAGTGCAATTCGTTCCTGTCGCCGACGCACGCGCCTGCGATGGGGATCGCGCTGGTCGGAGACTTCGCCCAGCTACCGCCCGTGCGTGCCCGATGGGCCTTCGAGTCCGACGAATGGTGGCGGTTCGACGCCGCGACGACTCGGCTGACCAAGGTATGGCGCCAGGACGCCGGGCCGTTCCTGAACGCGCTTAACCTGTGCCGATCTGGCTGCGGGGACGCCTCGTCGCAGGTGCTATCGCAGGAGGGGATGGAGTGGCATTCGGCGCTATCCATCGACTTCGACGGAACGACGATCGTCACTAAGAACGACGCGGTGGACCGATATAACGGGATGGCGCTGGACCGCCTGCCGGGACGCGCGTTCACGCCGACGAATCGTCGCTGGGGCAAGGCACGCGGAGAGTGGAAGCAGATCCCGGATCGCGTGACGCTGAAGCCGGGATGCTACGTTATGTTGCTGTCGAATCGGTATGACGAGGACAAGAATCTGATCTACGCCAATGGCGATTGCGCTTATGTGATCGGCTTGCAGCCCGGAGGCTCGTTCCTTGACGTTAAGCTGGTGCGCAACGACCGCGTAGTCAGCGTTCCCCGCGTGATCCGCGACGTGGGCCGCAAGGACAAGCCGGACGGCTGGGACCGGACGACTGGACACGGTGAGTGGCTCCCGCGGCCACACTGGCTCTCGGACAAGCGGAGGTATGTGGAGGGACAACTAGAATTTTTCCCAATTCGTTTGGCCTACGCATCTACTGTACATAAAAGTCAAGGGTTGTCTCTAGATCGTCTTCAGATAGATATACGAGATCATTTCTTTTCGTCTCCTGCAATGCAATACGTGGCCCTCTCTAGAGCAAGAACTATGGGGGGTTTGAGAATAGTGGGTCAGCGCGAGAGATTCATACGCAACTGCAATATTGACGAACGAGTTAGACCTTGGCTGTAGGTGGAGGTTACAAATGTCTAAGTTTATAGATATGACGGGCAGGCGATTTGGGAAACTGGTTGTTTTGTGTAGGTCCATAAGGCCCTCTAACGGCGGACATACTTATTGGGAATGCTTGTGTGATTGCGGCACCACGAAGACGATCAGTAGAAAACACTTACGAAGTGGAGGCACTAAAAGTTGTGGCTGTGTTAGGCGAGCGCGTGGGCCTCATCGTGGTTCTTGGCGTCATGGCATGAACAATACTCCAGAATATGAGGCTTATTATTCTGCTCGAAATCGTTGCAACAGCACCAACGCCACTAAGTACTTGTCATATGGTGGACGTGGAATAAAGTTTAAGTTTGTGGCTTTTGATGAATTTTTTAGAGCGGTTGGGCCTCGTCCATCGCCACAACACTCACTCGATCGTATAGACAACAACGGTAACTATGAGGTAGGCAACGTTCGTTGGTCTACTTACAGCACGCAGCGAATTAACTCGCGTGTTCGACGAAGTATTGAAAACTTTTCGGATGTGGTGTTGTTGGCTGAGATTTATCGACGCACTCCTGAATATGGATTAGAGGGGTGCTGACGTGGGGCAACGGGAGAGGTATGTGAAGAATTGCACGATTGATCCGAGAGTTCGACCTTGGTTGTAGGAGGCACTTATGATTACCGTCAGGTTCCCGAGTGGATTCTCAGTGCAATACAACTCGCTCTGTGCCATGAAGTGGGACAACAGTAGTAATGGAATGGTTCTCTACGCGTCTGTTGCGGATCGGGATGCGGGCAAAGGATGGGTGGTCCACGTCCCTGCTGACTGCATAGTGGAGTTCATTAGCCCGTGCCGGACCTATGACGCCAAGGTTGAGGACAACAAGTTTCACGCCATTCAGGCCGAAATACGCAAGCTGAAGAACGCCGTCAATCGGATCGCACGCAATGCGAAGTAAGCCACCTAGTTGCGAAGGTTGCCCTTGCCACTCCCACGGCACCGACTTTTCCCGCGTCGAGGGCACGGGCTCGCTTGGCGTGCTCGTGGTAGCAGAGGCGTCCGGCGAAATGGAAGCGCGGGATCAACTCCCCCTGCGTCCGTACGCGCCTGCTGGCTCGCTGCTGGAGCGGACGTTCAAGCGGATGGGGTACTCGCGCCAGCAGTTCTCGCTGACGAACACTCTGCGTTGCCGCCCGCGCAACAACTGGCTTTCTGGTTCTCCGTACGAATGGTCCGCGCTCAACGCCTGCCGCCCGAACTTGGACGCGGCGATACGAGAGAGGAGGCCGAGGGCGATCCTGACGCTGGGAGACACGGCGCTGCGAGAGCTGACGGGGGAGGCGGGGGAGCAGCGGGGCGTGAGTCACCTGTGTGGGTACGTGCTACCTAGTTGCCTGTTGCGGACGCCGCTAATGAAGCCGTGTGAATGCGTAAAGGACACGGGAGCCATAGACCCGAAGTGCTTCCTGTGCGACGGCGTTGGTGAGTTGAATTACGGTACGATGCCGGACCAGCAGCCTATCCCGGTCATCCCCGCCTACCATCCAGCCTTCATCCGCCGCGGCAAGGCGGCGTACCAGGGATTCTTCGCCCGCAACCTCCAACGCGCGGTGAACGTCGCGGCGGGCAAGGATCGAGAATGGATCTGGGGGATCGACCCGGAACGGAAGGAGACGTATGCGACGCTCGACTACCAAATCCATCCAAGTCTCGAGGAGGCTTGGGCGTTTGCTCAACGAGTTAGAGATAACTCAAACCTTGTTGTCAGCTACGATATCGAAACTTTCGAGTCAGCCTCACTCGATGAAGACGCACGAGATGGATTCACGGATACTCGAATACGGCTTATACAATTCTCGGTTGAGGGAATGCATGCAATTGCCTTGCCTTGGGAATCTGGGTACCGATTGGCGGCACAAGCTATCCTCCAATCCCCTAACGTCAAATGCGGCCACAACCTCTGGCTCTTCGACAACCGCGTCCTCGAAGCCTGCGGAGCCCGCGAGGGACTCGACCTGACCCCACGCGGCGTCATCCACGACACTCTCCAGATGTTCCACCACTGGCAACCGGACCTCCCGGCGCACCTCCAGTTCTGCGCTCAGTTCGTCCAGTTCCCGTTCCCGTGGAAGCACCTGGCGGCGACGAATCTCGAATTCTATGGCTGCGTGGACGTGGACGCGACGCTGCGGCTGTATACGTTCCTGCGATCGGCACTGGAGAAGGACGGCATTTGGGACTCGCCGTACGACGCCTCCGGCGATTGCGTCGGCGGATACGTGGGCCAGGTCGCGCAGGTGAGGCCGATCCTGGCCGCGATGGAGAGGCGGGGGCTGCCCGTCGATGACGCCGAGCGCCTCCGCCTGAAGGAAGAGTTCAAGTTGGCCGCGTCCGAGTTGGCACAGGAACTCATGCCACGATTTCCTGAATCGGCGAAGAAACTGGATCCGTATAAGACGTTCCCGCCGGAGCTGAAGAAACTCCCCGAGTCCGATTGGGGCCAACTCTTCCGCGAGCCTGACAAGATCGACAAGAAGACAGGTCGGCTCAAGGCGGGCAAATGGTATCGCTACGGGCAGCGGGAAGTCCCTGAAGCGACGGAGGTGGACGGTCAGCCCGTTACGAAGATGGTGCTTCGCTGGTGCTATATCCCTGAGTTCAACCCGAACTCCGGCAAGCAACTCATCGAATACATGAAGGCGAAGAAGCACAAAGTCCCGAAGTCCAAGGCGACGGACGAAGAAGGCAACGAGAAGGATACGACGAACAAGAAGGAGTTGGAGCGGCTGGCGCGGCGCACAGGCGACAACTTCTACCTGAAGACGATCGAGTTCCGAGAGCTGACGAAGATGGAGGGAACCTACGTCGATGGATTCGCGCCACACGCGGACGGCCGCGTGCATACCACCTTCACGTTCGATACTGGCATCGGACAGCTATCCAGCCGCAACCCCAACATCCAGAATTATCCGAAGCATGGGCGATTGGCCAAGGCGGTACGCAAGATGATCGCGGCTCCTCCGGGGCACCTGCTCGTTGAGTGGGATTATAAGTCCTGCCACGTCCTGACGCTCGGCTTCCTCGCCGAAGATCCTGACTACATCCGCGCCGCACGCATCGACATGCACTCAATCGTCACCGGGCATCGGCTCAAACTGTGGACGGTAGCGGAACTCCTGACTCACGACGATGCTTACATTAAGGCCAAGTGTAGATGGCTGAAGTCCAATCCCGAGTGGAAGCACATCCGAGACGCCCGCATGAAGCACGCTATCCTCGGCATCGGCAACGGGCTCAAGGCACGCGGGCTCTACGAGAAGCACATGGAGGACTTCTCCGGTGTCAAGGAGGCACAACAGTTCCTCGACGTAGTCTACGAACTGTTCCCACGCGTGTTCGAGTGGCACGACATCGTACAGAAGCGGGCGCATGAGCAGCAGTTCCAGCGGACCCAGTACGGCCACATGCGACGGTTCTACGAAGTGTTTCGATGGGACTATAAGAAGGCCGCGTACTCGCACGGCGACCAGGCGGAGGAAGCGATCTCCTATCACCTCTCGAACATCGCGTTCGGCTACATCCGCGAGCACATGAAGCTGCTGGAACGGGCTGGGCTGAACGCCAAGTACGGCTTGTGCAACAACGTTCACGATTCGCTGCTGTTCCACTTCCCCGCGTCGATGCTGGAGGAGCACGTGGCTGAAGTGTATCCGTTGCTGATCCAGCCATCGGCGGTGCTGCGCCATCCGACGATCTGTCCCGACGGATTGTGGATCGACGCCGAGTGCAACGCCGGACCAGATTGGAGTAGCATGACTGAGATCAACGTGAAGGAGGCTACATGTCAGACGACGAACCAGTGATCCAGACGGAGTGGGGGCCAGTGACGCCTTGGGCGCGGAAGCAGGCGGTGCTGAACTACCGTCGCGACCCGGCTAAGCTCAAGGAGGCTATCGCTAGGTTTGGCGAGGATCGAATGCGACGAGACTTCCCGGAATGTTTTGTGGTGGACGATGATGCTTAACCGCTGGTTCCAACGCCGACGCCTGCTCGGTCGAAACGCGAGGGTGCGTCAACTCCTGGCGTGGCACGCGGAGGCGGAACTGCGCGAATCTGGTATAGTCCCGACAACGCGATCCCCGCGACCGAGTAGTCCTCAGAAAAACAACAAGTTTGCCATGCGCACGGCCCTCCCACCGGATCGCACGCCGCCCGCGACATTGGCACCTGCATCGGCGACTCAGGTCGAGAGTGCTCTGCTAGCGTCTCTGCCATCGCGGACGCCAATCGCGCGATCTCCGCACGTATTCTCCGTGACTGCTCGTGCGACGGTTGCGATATGGATATGTGATGGAGAAGGGACTGCGTGACGCCGTCCGCGTCCATGAGGTCGCACCATGCGTCGGCGTCCGGGCGCGTCTGGTCGGAGTACCAGAGCGGTCGCCACTTCTCGCCGGACAGCTTCCGCCAGCCGCCCTTGCCGTCCGGTCGCTGAAATCGGCACTGGCCTGCGATGATAGGGTGGCGGTAGCAGCGGGCCCACGGAGAGTGTCGGCGCCCGAAGCGCTGTTGACCGATGTCGATCGCGTGGAGCATCAGCGGCGCGTCGGCGATCACCATGTCGCCGATCACCGCCCACGAGTGAGCCTCCCGCGCCAGGACCTCGTCGTCGAACGAGTCACAGACGATCCAGCGGTGCAGGGTGCCGGAATCGTCGGACCAGGAGAGAGGGAGATATGACAGGTTACGGTTTGACTCTATTGGTACTGGTTGCATTCTATCTAGGGTTAGGAGTGTTAATCGAGAGATTGTGGTTAGCGCCGTCGAAAGCATCCCCGCCCAGTCCTGAGCCACCGTCCACGGATCGCCACTCACCAGATCCAGCCCCGGATTCGCCGCCTGCGTCAAGAACCGAGTTCGAGCGTTGGATCGAGTCGTGGCGGGATCGGACCCATTTGACAGCGCGAATATCCCGTCTCTCAGGCAACTCAGAAATAGTGACCGGGGTCGCCATCGTACCACACGCCAGTGACGATCCAGAAGCCAGCGGCGTTGACACGCCTGGAAGTTCCGCAGATCGGACGCGCTCACAGTGATCGGCGCAGCACTATTCGTCATTGTTCTGGCGATTCTTCTTCTTCATCGGATGGGGGAGGGCTGACCGTGCGTGGCCTTGACATCACCGTTCCGCGTCGTGCTGCATTTGATGCGCTGGAGTCCACAAACGCAGATCGCACGGCCTTGTTGACTGTTTTGGTGGGCGACGCCGCCAACAACTCTCCTGGATGAATCCTTGGCGTGAATCCCGCTCCGCCTGGGTGCAGAGACGTGCTGATTCGCATTCGCGACAGCGGCGACGGACCAGAATGCTTGGACTCGACATGGCGTAGCGTACGCTCCTGCGCGTCGAGTTGATCGCGCACGTCGATCAGGTGCGATTGTGTGAGCTTGTCCGACCGGAAATCCTGACCGGGGAATCGCTTGTTGAGTTCGTCGTACAGCGCATTCCGTGACTCATCCGCTACGATCTTGTCCACCATCGTATCGACACTGGATCGCATCGCTGCCATCTGCGCCGATCCAGACTTGCCCTCAAAGGAGCGTGTCAAGCCGTTACGGTATATCCGTTCCTTGTTCAGATCCGCCAGAGTCCACGGGCGTTGATACTCCGTCGCGGCACCTCTAAGTTGTCGTGCAATCGCCTGACCTTCTGCGGTTGGCGGCATCTCTCCAGCCTTAGCATCCAGCGCAGCGCTGATATCTACCGGCACGATACTGACTCCGCGTGTCCGTGCAATCGCTGTATTGAATTTCTGCTCCAGCCGCGCTCCGGTAGCCTTGACTGCCTCGTGCAGGTCGCCTAGCGTCTCTGGAACTTTTCCTTTGAGCGTCTTGTCGAGTTCCGGCAGTGCAGCCTTGATCCCAGCCTCTTCACCCCCCGCCGCGAATCCTAGCTTGCTCACGCGAGACTCAGTGGATAGTTTAGGCTTGCCACGCAACAACAGAGCGTTTACTAAGGTCCCTACGGCGTCTCCGGCCGCTCCACGCCAGTTCTTGTTCGCCACATCCTCGCCGAAGTTGGCTACACCCTGCCCCCCAACCGGGGCCAGCATCCCCTTGAGTTGGAAATCCGTCGCAGCGGCTCCGGCTTTTCCGAGATTCTCTTTGACCGAACCTCCCTTGCCGATATTCTCACCTGCCTCGTAGACTTCTTTCGCGGATCGCCTGCCTTGTTCGTAGAGGTTCTTGCCATAGCCATAGACCGCCTTGCCTGCTGTCACTGCTGGACCGCCGATGATCTCCGCAGTGGATGGCTGAGCGGCTTCCAACTCCTTCATGGACGTAGGTGCGCCGACTGCTTCGCCAAAGCGCTGAATCGCGCCGGGGGGTTTGGGAGCTGTTAGGCGCGTGGGTTCAGACTCCACAGGAGTCCACCCATTTGGCTGCGTCTCAACCGGAGTCCATCCGTTATTTTGCTGCTGGGGCATCGGTCAGAGTCCATCCTTTGGGGAGAGGCGTGCCTTCTGCGGCCTGATGAACGACGCCTTGTGGGTCTTTGGCGTATATCGCCTTACCAGAGGGCGGAGGAGGGACCGTGCTGGGACGTTCCGGCAACGCCGCCGCAGAACCCAGCAGCGGGTTTCGCTTGCTGACGACGTTCGTCTCCTGGATGAAGTTGTTCACCCGTCGCGCGGCTTCGGACTTCGACGTGACCGGGCCAGGAGTCGGGAGCTCCCCCCGGAGCGTGTTATACGACCACTGCGCGGAACTGGCCCCGGTAGCCGCCCGCATGCCACCAATGGTCCCAAGCACACGATAGTAGTCGGCGACAAACCTCTGCTCCTCTTTCGACAGTCCACGCGACGCATCCGCCAGCGCCCCTTGCTGCAACCCGATCACCGCTTGCGGTAGCCCGATGTACCATTCCGCTGCTGCCCAAGCGCCCTGCCCGGCTACGGTCTTAGCTTCGTTGGCGATCTGAGAGTTGACCAGACCGAGGTACTCGCTGATCCGTTTGACCGAGTCAGGATTGTCGAACACGGAAAGGTCCGCCGCGAGTCCACCGACTGACTTGGTGGGGTCCGGCCCGGCGAGCGCGTTCCGTGCCTCGTCGATAGCCGTGGCCTGCTTCTGGAGGATGTTGAACTGGCGGGCAGGAATGCCATGACGGGCGCCAGACACGGCTGGGCCAGCCCCACTACTCGGCCCCTTACCGCTACCATTCGATGACGACTTTCCACCGCTGGACGCAGCCTTGCCCCCTCCCCCTCCTGGCATCACCTTCTTAGACGTAGAGTGCGTCGGTTGCTGCTCAAACTGTCCCGTGTCGGGGTTGTACACTGGCATCTCGCCTGTGTGTTGCGTCTCCATCATGCTCGTGGGGATGATCGTGGGATTGTCGATCTTGGTTCCGTCAGGGCCGAACACTTCCCCGGTCGTGGGATCCTGTAGCGCTGGAACCTGCGTCCCGTCGGGATTGCTTACCTTGACCGGGTGCATGGACTTGGCCCGGATAGCAGCACCCCCAACTTTAGCCTTAACGATCTCATGTATCTGGTCTTCGTTGAAACCGGCTGCTTTAAGGCCAGATACCATACCCTCGATCTTGCCGGACTCTTCCTCGCGTTGCTTGGCACCCTCGGCGCTGGCGGCGGACTGGGATTTCATCGCCGCATCCTCCGCCTCCTCAGTCGCGCCCTCCTGCAACGGATTCGGCGGTGGCGGCACCGTCTGCTGTGGCGTGGCGGCTCCCTGTGGCGGCGCGGGCACGGTCTGACTCCCCTGCTGCGCTGGCGCACCCGGCGCACCCTGCTGCCCACCTTGTCCCGCCTGCCCGCCCTGCCCCGTGATATGCTTCAGCAGTCCGCCCATCTGCTGAATGATCGGCTTGGCTGCCTTAGCCTTCCCTGCGATCTTAAAGTAGTCCTCTTTCGCTCCGTCCGCCTGCTTCTGCCACGTCTCCAACTCCTCCGGCGTGACTGGCTGACCAGTCGTAGGATTCTTCCCATTGATCTTGGCTTGCATAAGCATCCCGTAGTAGTGCTTCGCCGTCTGTGCGTGCCGGGTGGCGTCAGCCATTACCTGATCGTGATGCGCCTTCAGCGCTGCGTCGAT